AGCTAGCCAAGTAGTATAACGCTGAGATACGGGTATTTGTAGATGCTATGCGGTATAAGCTTCACGTGAACCGGCATAAGGGGAAGTGGATAGATAAGCCCTTAGTTCCGGCGGTAGAGGCGCTCCATAAGGAGGTACAGGAGCTACATGACGCTTTGGGCCGGGACAACGTGTTTGAGATATTGCAGGAGGCCGCTGACGTAGCAAATATGGCCATGATCGTTTTCAACATACGGATGTATCTCGCGGCGAAGGAGTCTCTAGGTGAGCCTATTCAATAGGGCGGTACGGGACCAGCGGTGGGTGAACCGTTGGGGGACCATTAGGAGGTTGAAGGAACAGAGCATAGCCGAGCATCAGTACTTCGTAGCACTCTACTTCCTACAGATATGCCGTGATCTCGAAATTTCTTATGTGCAGGACGCCTGGGGTGTGGCCATGTGGAAGGTGTTGACCCACGACCTCCCTGAAATAATTACGTCCGATACCCCTGGACCGGTAAAGAGGGCCCTAAACGCGGAGGGAATAAGTGCCTGGGTGGAGGATCAGTTATCAAACCGTATACCGAATTGGAAGCCCCCCTCAAACGTGACCGTTAGGGAAGATGAGGAGATGGACGCCATAATGAAGGTGGCGGATGATTTTGAGGCTGCGATGTATATAATGGATGAGGCGTCTATGGGAAACAAAAACGTCAAGGACGTTCAGGAGTACGTCCGCAGAAAATTGAGTAAGTCCCTAAGGGCCTTAATTAGGGTGCTCCCGGACAGGGAAGAAAAAATCCTTTCCATGGAGAGCCACATGAATGGGCAGTTGGGGTCCAACCTCAGTGGTGAGTACCCGGCGATGGATGAAGACAGATGAACGCAGATGAACGCAGTTGGTTTCTAAAGGGCAAACCCCACGCCGTACAGATGAGAGCACTGGAACTGTCGAATCGGCGAAAAGGTTTCTTACATTTCGAAGAACAAGGGTTAGGAAAGACAGCCATAGTCTTGGCAGAATATGCGGATTTCGTTAACGAAGGGCTGATAGATGGTATGGTAGTTGTGTGCCCTAATTCTCTCAAAATTAATTGGTTTAAGGAGGCGGATAAATGGGGTGCGAAATATAAAACTAGAATCGTGCTTCCAGAGGACATAAAAAGTCTTGACCTGAACAAAATGAAACCGCCTTTCATCATAACAATAAACTATGAATCAATACGAAAGGGGACGCGGGGGCTGGAGGCCCTAAACGCTATAATGAAGGGGCGGAGGAGTATGGTGGCGGCTGACGAGAGTATAAATATAAAAAATCCCCACTCTAATCAGACCTTCGAGCTCATGGACCTTTCAAAGGGGGCCGCGTTTACAAGGTCCATGAGCGGGGCCCCCATAAGCCAAGGTCCCCACGATTTGTGGGCGCAAGGAAGGTTCGTAGGTCTATATAATGGAATCAGAGCCACGCAATTTAAATTGCGGTATTGTAGAATGGGGGGGTTTCAAGGTAGGCAAGTGGTAGGAGTCAAAGAAGATTTGGTGGAGGAGTTGTGGCGCACCGTCGACGAAAATGGGTTCCGAGCCCTTAAGGAAGAATGGACGGACCTGCCCGAAAAGATATACGCCCTTCCTAGAATGATCACCATGACGAAGGAACAGAGAAGGATGTATCTAGAAATGAAGGAGGAGTTTATAACTTATTTAGACGAGACCGATGAAGGCTCCTTCGTGGAAGCGCAAATGACCATGACGAAGCTCATGAAACTTCACCAAATATCCTCCGGCATAATAATTGACAATGAAGGACTGGAGCACTTTATCATACCCACGGAAGAGAATCCTAAGATGCAAGAAGTGTTGCGCGCTTTGCAGGAAACCAGGGGTAAGGTATTGATTTTTACGCACTTTAGGCTGTCCACCAAGGCCGTGTTCGAATATTTGGGGAAGAGAGGATATGAACCCGTCCTCCTAGAAGGCGGCATGAAGGTTCAGGAGGTGGAGAATAGAAAGGAAATATTTAACGACGACTCCAAATGCCGCGTAGCGGTGCTCCAGGCGCAATCGCACATGTATGGGCATACTCTCCTAGGGGGGAAAGGAGAGGATAGATGCTCCACGTCCTTCTATTATGAGGTTGATTATAATCTAAATACTCGGGTGCAGACGGAGGACCGGAACCACCGGTACGGTCAAGATAAGGCCGTGGTTTATGTGGATTTCATAGCATCAGAGATAGAAGAGATCGCTGTGACGGCCCTGCAACGCAAGAAGAACGTCGCTAAGCTGATATTAGACACGTTTAAAGGCCGTTGACATACATTCTCCTTTCGTCCTCTCGGCGTATTACCAGACCGCGAAGCTTTACGCCCCCGCTAAATACCCACTTTCCAAATTCCTCAGCCGCCCCTCCATGATCTCCGGCGTTTACCTTTCGTCGAAGGGTAGAGGCTTGAAGTTTTCCACCCCCTAGATTAAACGTAAATGACACCAATGCCGCATACTGTCCATCCGTTAAAGGGACGAGGATGAGATTGAGCACGGAGCGAGCGGCCACCGAGACGTTCCTAAGGAATAGTTCCTCTGCTTCCTTCGTGGATATGAGGGGAGGCTGAGGGGCCGAGCGGTCCCTGGTGATGAGATTGCCCGTATCGTTGGTCCAAAACCCGGCCGGGCACCGGTATGCCTCAAGAGAGAACCCCTCGTGGTGGCGTATGAGGCGGAGTCCCTCTGGATGCACTTCTCGGATCATTTGCTGTTCTCGCGCTTCTTAACCCTCCATCCGAACCAATACCCTAGGATACCGTCCAGAAGTATCCAGTCATGCTCATTCCATAGTTGTACAAACACCCCTGCGGAGGTGATCCCACCACCGGCCACGAGCACTTTGAAAAGGGCAACCTTATAACCGATGTAGAAAATCACCAGGGCGTAGGTAACGCCGGGACGGACGAAGGCCACAAGGAAGTCTAAGAGCCCGAAGAGGTAGATCAAAGGGGCCATGGCCCACGATGGAAATCCCGAGTCTTTCAGGCCGTCTAGCAAGGTGACCCCCATCGTGGGCTGTTTTTCCCCCGCCCGCTGCGCCGCGACGAATGCTGCTGTGTCGCCCTTTTCACGGATTTCCTGTGCTTTCCACGTAGTGGCTTCCTTGGCCCACTTTACTTGGGCATCGAGCATGGCGATCTCGTGGGCGTTGTCTTGCCTCTTCTTGAAGAACCCGATTATGTCGGGGACGAAGTTTGCCCCGAACCCGAGCAGGGTGCTGGCAAGTTGCGCAATAATTCCGATAAGCGATACTGCGCCCATGGCCTACCTCCAGTTAGCGTCTTAGCGGCGTCGAAAGGACCACAATACCACCCCCCCGCCTGCGAACAGCATCAACCGGAAGAAAGTAGCAGCGGTCCTAATGGTTCCCCCTCCGCTATATAGAAGATATAGGTCGGAAACCGTGAGAAGCAACATCCCCAGGAAGAACAACGTGAAGAATTGGGACGTGCTGGCGAAAACCCTAGCTAGCCAGGTAGACCCATTGGCCATGGTCCTTAGCTTGTGATATTCCCAGGCCAAGAGGGCGAAGACCAGAGTACCTCCTATGGCCATGAACATTCTAAAAGCTATTATCCAGAAGTCTTTATTTCTCACGCCTAGTCACCTCCATTAAGACGGCGGTGAGCGCCTTCTGCCTCTCCACCTCCGCCGCCGTCAGACGGTCATGAATGTCGTTTAATCCTTGGAGCATGGTCCGGGTACTCTCTTCCATGTAAGACCTTTGCGACTCAAGGCACGTAACCAACTTACCGTTCGTATTGGAGTTTTCTTTAACTATCTGTACCCAATCGCCAACTCGGTCCTGCGACGACCGGCGCTCCTTTAGAAATAATTTATACAGCGCATATCCGGCTCCGAGCACCATAAACCCAGAGAGAATGGAAAAGGCGAACCAAGGCCCCTGGTTTATGAAAGCTGCCAGTACCTTAGAGAAGAAATCCCACATGGCTGCCCTCTGTTAAAGAGTCTTCCAAATAGCCTTCGCGCGAGATGCTAATTTCACTACATCCAAAACCGGAAACTGCTCTTTTAGAGCCAACGCAAACGAGGTCAGGGCCTTTGTATTAACTTCTTGGCCTGCTGTCGCGTCAAGTTTTTCCTCCGCCGTAGGCTCCGGATCGGCGCCCTCCACAACAAGCCCTTCCGCGATGGCCTTCTGAAGATACGGCCAATGCGGAGAGCCTTCGGGAACGCTCATCGTCACACCGTCCACCACGGCTCGGCAGAGGGTGTGGTTCGCGTCCTGCCACTTCGCCTGGGTAATTTTCATAGGAGCCTCGCGTCGGCGGTGTAGTGGAAGGACTTTGTTTCATCCGCAGCCCCCGACGTAGCAAACTGATTAACGAATCCATTCTGCCCTATTCGCGCTGGCGTAGCATCAAAGTCAGCACTACTAGATTCATCGCGATATTTTCCGCTAGCCCCTGTTCGACTGTAAGATATAACCGTCGGTGTAGTTCTCATCGGAATGCCAAATCGAACAAAGAATTCTCCACTCATTATCGGGTCAACCATTTCCACAACACCAACCTGCGTAGAAGTCCCTGCCGCCGTTGCATCGTTGTAGCTCTGCTGCCAGTACCGCTGGCACATTACCCGGGTCAGTGCCACCGGCATTCGTTCGAAATCCGTCCGCTCGGAGCCCTTCTCAAGCTGGACTTCACCAATGTAGACGTTTTTCGTGGTAACAGCTCCAACCTCAGCCTTGATCTCAAGTTCAACGCCGTTTGAAGCGTTGCCCATCGCCACAGTAAAAGTAAGCCGAGTACTGGTTGCCGTGACAACCGCCGTGGCTCCACTGTTTCCAATTTCAGTTACTGCCGAAAAGTTGTTGCTTACATTTGCCTTACGGACGTAGAGGGTGAAGTTGACATTCGAGCCCACGTCATGTTTAACTAGGCAAGAGAAAGTACATGTAGCGTTTTTGAGACTGTAACAATCCTGAGCTTCGATTCTTCCCCTAAGATAAATGATGCCAGAGCCAGTAAGCGTAATGCTTGAAAAGTGAAAAGCGTACTGGTCCGTTGTCCCAACTACGCCAGTAGTTCTGGAAAACGTGCCTGCACTTACCGCCGTCCCGGTAGCCATTCCCATGAACATGTCGGGGCCTTGGCCATACACATCCTTAACAAGGGTATAGGCCCCCACCTGCATCACGTCGGCGGCGCCGTTGATGACGAAGTTCTTGCGGGCGAGACCAAGGGAAGCTATTGTTTCTGTGGGCTTGTGAGTACCAGCAGCATTGTGCTCCTTAAGTATGTTTGATTCGCGCCATCCGCACATCACAACGCCAACTTGATTCGTTAGGCCAGCCGTCTTGACAACGTAACCAATTACAAAATCTCCAGTAACTGCTGTCTTAACTTTCCCGGCCGTCCCTGAGGCCGATACGCCTTCACCGATGACCGGGGTGCCCACGCAGTTCACTACAACATACCCCAATGAGACGAGAAGGTCATATGCGGCGTTGTCCGACCCCCAGGCCGAGACGCTGTATTTATTGTGGGTGCCTTCGTCCCCCGCCACGGTCTTCATGAAACTGTTCTCAGGAGAGTCCACCTTCACCAATTCCCCAGCTGCCACCGCCGATCCATTATCGTTCAGGGCCAAACGGGGGCTGACGCCGGACATTAACCTCATCCATTGTGCCGGGGGGAACCCGAGGATTACGGTCTTTACCGTTGACAGCCAGCTGACGGCGTTGTTGCTGTTGGAGGACTCGACTATCCTTTCCCGGGTCAAGGTATCCACCACGTCATCCGTGAGGGTGCCGTATCCGATTTCATAGTCGATTCCATCGGTAACGTGATATGGTACCATCAACCATGGGCCGCTTCCACCCATGGTGGCGATGAGGGCTGAGGCCAGAGTGATGTAGGAAGTACTGACGATTCCATCCAAACTATACGTACCGGGCCCGGACGTGGAGGTCTTTTCCCGGGCCTTGTTCCCTACGGATAAGTACATTTTGAACCCCTCCTACAAGATTTCCTCTATTTCAAATTTTTTTTCATACTGTTCGAATACGGGGTTATTGATTTCCCCCTTTATGTTCATAAGCCCGTAATAAGCCCAATCCATGATCCTGTCGCCGTTCTCAACGTCAAAGTGCACCAACACGTCCCTAGAGTTTCCCCTGAGCCTCTCTATCTTGTGCACGTTACCGTACATTTCATCTTCCGACAGGAAGGGTAGGGTAAAATTATGGACCCTGGAAACCTTCCTTGAGGCGCTAAACGTGTTGGACCCCGAAGTCTGGGACCTGGAGGAGTTCTCCCTGATCCCAGTCCCCCAACCGTATGCGGCGTTTATGGTGGGAACGAAGGCGTTGGAAAGGTAAAGCCTACCGGCTTGGAAATACCCTGCGGGGTTAGAGAGGTCGGAAACGTCTATTCTCCACCATTGGTACGTCTTAGGGAGGTTACCAAACCACATGAACGAGTGATACTTCTCCCACCCGTCGTCGTCTAACCCTGACTTCCCCCACATGTCAACCAGTCCACTGTCGTATCCTGGGGCGGCGGTGAGGTTCGCTTCGGAGGTCGCAGCCCTCACCCTCCATTGGGAGGCGCTGGTGCCGTTATGAAACATGAGGGCTGCCAGATTTATAGTCTTTGCAGCCAAGAGATCCTCGACCACGTAAACGTTGTTCAGATCCACCGCCCTGAGAACATCCGTGGGTTGTATCTTTAGCAAGTTTTCCGCATTCATATCGGCGGTCTGGGACCCGGCGGTGATTACTCCCAAATCCGAGAATATAGGGGTCGCTATCAGAATGTTGCTCATCCCAGTATCTCCAATTCCGTTATCCTAGTGACCGCGTTCTCAACTACGGCTGTTACGAAAAAGTTCTTTCCATTCTCTAGCCCGAACCTATCATACACCAAAGTTATCACCTGACCTACCCGGTATTGGAATAAGTCTCTGGACAACCTCAACTTATACTTTCTCCTCTTTCCAGAGTCTCTGGCCCCCCTCTGGTTAACCTGGGTCTGAGCCTCCGTCTGGTCATATAGCAAGCTCCCCACCTTAACATCCTTAGCTTCGGTGTATATGCTCCTGAGAGAGGACTTTGAGAAGGAGACGTACCGATACTCCTCTGAGTATAATTCTCTATTGGAGGCCGTAACGGTGTCAGCAAGCTCATCTCTGGTCTGGGGAGACCAGTTCCTCTTATATCCCAAAGCGTATCTCCATGCGGGCTGCCCAGCCTCCTCCTTCGCTAAGGAGAAGTTTTCTATGACGGTATCCGTTACGGTTCTTGTGGCAACCTCTCCATCCGGGTCCCTAAATATGCCTACGGTGAGGGTACCCTCTCTGGTGAACGACCACCAGCCATCCGCACTAAACATTAATTCGTCCAGAACGTCAGAAATGTCTCTAGGCTCCGTTCCTACGAATAGTCCGGCCTCGGAAGATTCTCTCAGCAGGGCAAGGGTGAAGGCATTGACATCTATTTCATCCGGGTCCGATACCGCTCCAAACGTAACCGCGACCCTCCTAAATATTTCAATCAATGTGTCTATATAAGACCCTTCATTGTCCCCATGCCCATCAAAAGTAACCTTTCCGGCTGCGGCGTTCCCGAGGCGTATTAGCCCTAAGTTGAGGTCGGTTATATAGTGGGCCGCAACGGGGGTCCAATCTAAGACGCTGGAGAGTCCTAGGCTCGAATCAGTGATATCTCCGTCCGATACTAAAGGCAATCCCTGGTCCCTGATTTCGTCCACGGATTGCATGGACCTGTAATGGGCTTGAAACACGTTGTTAACTTTATTCACCAACGCGGGGGAGGCATTAAACACTCGGCCAAAAGACATAGGCTTGTTCTTACCCGCGAGGTCCGCGTCTCCCTCAAAATCTCCAGACCCAGAATAGACCAAGGATTGGATGGGTTTATTCAACCGGGAGGAGGAATCCCGGATGCCAAGAGTTATCTTAGACTCGTCCCAGGATACGGTTTCTACCGTCCCTTTAAATATCGTCTCCATTTCCGAGTACGTCAAAGTCCTTTCGTTCCATTTTCCTACGTTCGTGGTTCCACCGACCTTAATCCTGACCGTCCTGCCTACCCACACTACGTCCATTAAGCTATCGATCCCCCCGTCATCATTCATTATGTCAACGTTACCTATGGCAGACCTTCCTCTAGATTCTCCAGAATTAAATAAGGGTACATCAATCCTAAAATTGAAAGGTTGAATCAACCGGGGGCTAGCCGTTTTATTGGCAGGGTCATCTTCCGGCTCCGTATGAAACTCCTTATCGGCTATCAGGACTATGCTACCTTCTACGGAGTACTCCTCGTCCTCTAGCGACATGCCTGGGACCGACATGCCAGAGAGGGGAAGGCCTCCGTGGACCGTGGATCCTAGGGCCAAGGGTTCCCCCACCAATAAAAACAATAAATCCGCATCCCGGTCAGCCAATATAAGGGACAGGGAGCTAGGTATAGATAGATCATCCTCGTCCGGAAGTACCGAGAAAGGAAGTACCGAGAAGGCTACTCTACTAAACATTTACACTAGCTCCAGGATGGCACCGCTCGAAATGAATTCAATGCTGGGGTCGGCGGTGTCGTGCTGCACCGTAACCTCAAGGGTTTTGGATAAGGCACTGTCCTCGGCCATATCGGTCTTTATCGTGTGGCCCACGGCTCCGAACCCTGTGGCGGAGCCTCCGAATCCCCCATTTGCTCCTACGTTAAGCTCTCCTACACCGATCTGAGCATTAGCGGAGTTAAACGCCGCTATCTCAAAGACCATCTTTATGGCTCTGCCCGTCGCTTCAACGGCGTTGCTAAGGGAGGAGAACGTACTGAACGTAGTGGCCCCATATTTCCCCCTTACCGCGAACGTTGCCGCGCCAAAGGAGTTTCTTATCTCACCGAATACGGTCAACCTCAATTTTTTATCCGTCCCTAGGGTGCTGGCGGGGACCGAAAAGGAGTATATAGACGTTTCAGTCACCGTGTTATCTACTGATCTTGCGGTAACGTCGCGGTTCAAGACCCTCGAGGTGGAGGTGATGGTGGGGCTCCCGCTCTGACCGTCTCCGTTCACCACCCCTATACCGTCTCCAGCCGCGATAGACCTCCTGGTGAACGTCCTACCGTTGGGGGAGGAAAGGTTCACCACAAATCCCACAACTTCACTAAAAATGGAGTTGGCGACATCCGCTGGAAGCCCTAAAAATATGTTTCTGGTTCCAACCCCCCAGTTTACTGAAGAATCACTCTGACTGGACTTAAGTATTGTCGTTCTTTCAACGGTGTTGGGGGTCCCAGCATGTATCGTCCCTAGGCCCACTTCCCAATTATCTCCATCCTCCACGGTATAATAAAAAGTGTTTCCGTCCCCTACGGCGGCAAGGATAGACTGTTTCCCGTCAGGAATGGTGGCGTCCAATGAATATGTAATAGTCCCTTCGGTCTGAGTCGTCTGTTGAACCCTGTCCGCGTATACTAGGGTCATGTTTTCCGTCCCCTATACTTTGGTTATAAGTCTATCCAAGGAATTCTGCTGCCTTCTCACTACTTCTCTCAATTCTCGAATCTCTTTTCTAAGAATGGCCTCCCGCTCCTCCGCGTCGTTATTTCCCCTCTCGATAGCCTTACCTATCGCCCTAAGCATCTCAACGGTCTCACCGTCCTCCGGCCCGTGCGTTACAGATACTCTCTCCCCCGGCGTGGCCCAAAATGGAACGAACTGGCTATCGGGGCCACCATATCCCCCTACTCTGAATGATCCCTCATCCTTGAACGCGGGTACCCTTATATTTCCTAAGTTGACCAACCATTGCAGCCCCAAGGCGGGCGAGGTCATCTGGAAAAGGGAGTTGGACAAGAAGGGGAAGAAAGTATTAAGAGCGGTGGTAATGGACACTAGGGCATTCAAAATGGTGTTACTGGTGGCCCCACCGGAGGAGGCGGCCAGAAGAGCTATTGAAGTGGACATGGCGGATATCGCTCCCGCCAGAGGAGATATGGCCTTCTCAACGTCTTCTATCTTGACGGGAAGGAGACCCGTGTTGCGTTCGATGGGGAGCAACCCTTGGCTAACGTCCGTGGACACCCTCCGCAATCCAGCGGAATTGTTTTGGGCAGAAATCAGAACGTTCCCGGAAACGTCCTTAATGGCCCCCGTCTGCTTGAGAGCCTCATCAAATTGCTTCTTGGCGCTGTTCTCAATTATTCCGGTCTGCCCTCCTATGGCCGAGAGAAGCCCCTGCGTTTGCAATTCTATCTGGGTTATCAGCTTCTGGGCGGGGTCCTCCGGCATCACGGCTTCGGTAGCGGTGATCGCTTCTCTAAGGGTACTTATTACGTAGTTAAAATCCTCGAAAAATCTTGGGGTTGAAGAGAAAGCTTGCCTGCTTAATGAAAGAAGATTCTCCCCCGCCGCACCCAACTCCCCCATAGCCTCGGGGTCGCCAGCAAATGCCCTGGCCCTTACCTTAAGAAACTCTCCCTGGGCCACGGCGAGAGCAGGTAGCGTTCCGAGGGGAGATTCCGCGCTTCCCGTAAGCTTTATGAGGGAGGATTGAACGGAGTCTCTAGCTCCATTAATAGATTTAATAAGATCGTCTACCAGCTTCTGCCTCTCCTCCGACGCCTTACGCTCCTCCTCAAGGATTTTGTCGTTACTTTCCTTCATTATGTTAAGGCGTTCTAATTCATTGAGCCTTGTTACGTCCAGGAGATCGATCCCCAAATCTTCCGCATTCCGGAGCCTCTCCTTGGCCACCTTTTCCTGCTCCTCCAAGGCCAGGGCCAAAGGGTCCTCTAGAGCCAGGATTTGAAGTCTAACGGCCTCATTGAAATCCTCTTGCAGCTTCGATATGGCCTTTGACTGTGCGTCAGTGAGTTTTTGGAGGCTCAGCCCCAGGCGTTCTACGACGGGCCTAGCTTCCTCAAACGCCCCGTTTATTGCGTCCAGGGCCTTCTTGGCATCTGATATCTCTTCCTTCCCTAGGGCGAAGTCCTCCGCCATGAAAGCCATAGCGAATTGTACATCTTTAATGGTCTGTTCCACGTCTATGAAGTTGATGCGGTTTATCACTTCGCCTAGGGACTTAAACTCCTCGGATGCCCGAAGAATCTGCTGGAAACCGAAATTAAAAGCCCCTTGTACGGACCCCGGTATGTTCCCCTCCCCCATGTTACGGGCGAGATTGCCTATCCACGTCGATGATCCGAAAGTTTCGCGGCCTCCGGCGGAGGGAAGGCCAAGGGATTGCAAGAGTCCGGTAGCGAGTTCCACCACCTGGGCTTCGGTAGAGGCGTCTACTTTGGCCCCCGTCACCTTGCGCCTGTCGGGACCGAACAGAGAGCCCACCGCGCTTCCCAGGAAGCTGCCACCGATCGCCCCCAACGGCCCCAGGAAGGCTCCGCCCAACAATCCTCCTATACCGCCTCCGATCCCCCCGCTTAAGGTATTTCGTTTCGTTAAACCCAAAAGATTCGCCCCTAACGACCCTGCGATGGCCCAAGGAGCATTGAGGCCCGCGTTGCCTAAAGCCCCGGGCAGGAAACTTGCCAATCCAGAGGCCCCCTCGCCCGCCGCCACGTCAAAGGCTCCAGCCCCACCCGACAACCAAACGCCCAAATCGGTCCCCAGACCCTGTAAAATAGTGCTTTGTCCGAGAGAAAGGATCCCGCCCAGAGAGCTTAAGGAAGATAAAAGGCCACCGCCTCCCGCCGCACCACCGCCTCCCGCCGCGCCACCGCCTCCGCCACCTAGCGGAGTAGGAAACCCGAGGGCCGTGGCTAGGCCCGGAACCCCTATGGCCCCTACCACTCCCCCCAGGACGGGACGGAGTACCAGCGCCGCCGCAATCTGCGCGGCCATACCCTTAAATATGTCAAACATCCGCCTAGAAAAGTCCTTAGCGGAATTAATGCCGCCGTCAAAGATGCTCTTAAACATATCGGCAAAGGCGTCCTGAATTGACCTTATGGCTTGTAAAAAGGGCTCCATCAAAGCTTGACGGGCTTCTTCCTCCGCCTTCTTAAATTCCGCGAGACGCTTTCTAGCATCAAACAACCCACCCGCCGCCTCACCTACCTTCCGTATCGCGTCTATCTCCTCGAGATAAGCCAGGGTGCCGTCCTTGGTGGCCTTCTCGAGAAGCTTATTGGTGGCCACCGCCATGAATTTAGCACGCTCTGATTCGTTAAGCCCCGCCACTTCCGCATTTATGGCCGCAATTTCCGCATTCATCATGAGGACCAGATCGTTCTGATCCTTGTTTAGCTTCCTTACAGCCTCAGTCTGATCCTTAAGGTGCTGCGTTCCTTTCTTGATGCTCTCCTCGTTCATACGGCGGGCCTGAATCAAGGCCGCGAGGTTCCTTTTGACTTCCTCAGCATCGATAGGGAACCCCAGGCCGAAGGGGTCCCGTTCCTCTGCCCTGGCCCCTAAACCCGTCCGATTAACGAATCCCTCCAACACGTCTTGACGTATTGACCGCCCCCTGCCGCCAGCCAATTTCTCAATTATCTCACTAGCCTCACGAAGGTCATCCACTTCCTCCTTCAAGGCTAGTCCACCGAAAGTTATTACTCCGGCCTGTTCCCCAAAATAGACCATTTCTCGCTTTAATTTCTCCACGGTCTCCACGGCGCTTTCTAATTCCTTGGTGGAAACCGTAATTTCCCGCGCCCCCTCAACGAAGCCCCCAGACATTCTATGTTCCATTTGAACTCGCATCTGGGCCAATAAAACATCTAGCTCGTCTGCTTCACCCCGAAGAGATTTAATTTCGCTTTGTATTTTAGCCCTCTCGGCCCCCACCATGAGGCCGCCTCCAGCCGTGACTCCGAAGGAAGACCCTATCTTCGGTGTCTCCATCTTCTTTTGCAGTACAGATATTACACCCTCTATCTTGTCGCGGTAGGCTACGGCCACCTCAAGGTTCTTCTGGATGGATGCGAGGTTTTGCTCAGTGGCGACCCCGATTTGCTGTTGCTGTATTTTTAATTCATCAATGATCGCTTTACCGCCCTCAAGAGACCCCTTCCCCCCTAATTCCTTCATTAAGCGGGCTAACACCGGTATGGAGGAGATTATCGCCGCGCCGATGCTCACGGCCCGTAGGAAAGGATTTGCATTAGCGGCGGCTGCCCATGCCGCAAAAGCCGTGGCTATAGTTAATATAGCCGTCTCTATAGCCAATTGATGGTCTAGGACCCAGTTTAATGATCCAGTGAGAGCCCTCATCACGGGCAGCAGGTCCCTACCTATTTCTACGGCGATTACATTAAGCTTCCTCCCTACAAAGTCCACCGACGCGCCGAATGACTTATTTGCGATTTCCAATTCCGTGAGGTGCTTCTTGCCGTCCCTGAAAGCGGTACTGGCGTCCCTCTGCGCCTGTGCCGCGACCTGATACCCCTTAGCCAAGGGAAGAAGGGACTTAATCTCTCTAAATCCCCCGATTTCAAGGTCCTTTAACACCTGGGCCGTAGAAGCCCCCTGCTTTTGTAAAAGGTTAAGGCCCTTTATGAATTCAAGGACCGCTCCCATGGCATCCTTCCTGAACAACTCAGTAAATTGAAGGGTACTGCGGTCCGTTATTTCGGCGAACTGTTGCAGCCTTATGCCTCCCTCGTCTATGGCCTCATTCATCTTAGCGAAGAGCCTACCCACGGCGGTGGAGCCTGATTCCGCATTAGCTCCCAATTGCGCCAGAGCCGTACCCATGGCCAATGACTGCGTAGCCGTGACCCCGAAAGCTGCCCCGACCCGCGCCACGTCTACACCGAACTCAACGATACGGGACTCATTTGCCGCGAATTTATTGCCCAAATCCACTATGACGGAGGCTAGACGAGGGGCGGTATTGGCCGCCTCATTCGTGATGGATAAGAGCTGCGCGATCTTCGTGGCTGCGTCTGGACCGGTGAGGGAGGTGGTTTTGGTAAGGATTGCTATGGCTTCCGTAAAGGACGCAATGTCCTCCACTCCCCTAATTCCCATCTGTCCTGCTATTTGTGCGATCCCCGATAATTCCGACGCCCCAATGTTTACGCGAGTGGACATCCTGAGAAAATTGTCACTGAGGACCTCCATACCCGCCGCCGACAAATCAGTGGTTTTGCGGACGCCCACCAGCCCCTTCTCAAATTCTATATACGCTTTCGCGGCTTTCACCGCACCGAAAGCCATTAAAAGGAATCCGCCAACGGCGACCGCCATCTTAATGGACGTACTTTCGATCAAGATGCCGAAGTTGGTAACCGCCGAAGCTGCCCGGGAAAGGGGACCCAAAGCGATCCTCATGACCCGGCCAACCTCGTTTAATTCTCCACGGAGGCCCTGGAGCCTCCTCTGCGTGGCTCCTACCGCCTCCGCTCCACCGAAGAACACCTTCCTGGCCCGCACCATTCTATCATTTGCTGCGTCCTGCGTCAAGAGACCGGCGTGAACGTCCTTATTCAAGTCTCTTTGAACCTGCGCAAATTTTAATTGCGCCGCCGATCCTTGTCCTAAAAGTATAGCCCGCCGGGCCTCCCGTACATTAAACTCATCAATAGCTGTTGATTGGTCCTTAACGGCGCGGACCATCTTTTTGCCCGACGCGTTCTGGGCATCGCCTACTGATAGAAGCCTAGTCTTGGTTAGTTCATATTGCTTATTGGCCTCTTCCTGAGTGATCTTTTCATTAGCGACTAACTCCGTGAGCCTGATCTTTTGGCGCGCAAGGGACGTGTGCGCTTTGTCAAGCTCTCCCGAGGCTACCTTGGCGGTAACAAGTTGCGCCTCTTCCTTAGCCGTCTCCACGTTAAGTTCGTTCTGCGCCTTCGCGACCTCTTTAAGACGCTCTATCCGCGCCCTATCGACTCTTTCCAACTCCGCAGAACGGCCAGCCTCAATGTTACTCTTAGACAAGGCTAATTTTTGTTTCTCAGCCTCTACGTTCTTCTCAGTTATTATCCTATTGGATTCAATAGCTCTTTTAAGGTCTTCCTCCCTGAGAGAAGCCTTGAGCTTAAATTCCGCATCAGTAAATCTCTTATTAATCTTTGCTATTTCGCCCCGGGTGATGTGTTCCTGTCTAACCAGAGCCTCGTCCTTGGCCGCATTGATCCTAACCTTTTTCCTAGCGGTTTCCTCCTCCAATTCCAAGGACATGCGTTGAACGTCCGCAGCCGTCGTACCGGGCTGACCCTTGCGGCGCAGGGGGTCTCCGCCCAAAGACTCCTTTTCCCGCACCTTCTCGAGAGCGTCAAAGGTCTTAACAGCAGTCTGGTTTATCTGCCTAGCGACCTCGGTTATTTGGTTAAGCTGGCCCTTGAACATCACATCAAGGTTCCGTAGCATGTCTACTCTAGACCGCTCTAGGGCTCTACTTATATTTTCAATCTTACCATGAGTGTGTACCGCGTCCGCGAGGATCTTGTTAAAGAACGTCCCCGCCCCAGTATTCTTAAGTTCTTGCGCCGCCAGTTTCAACTCCCGGAACGAAGCGGCGGCGAACACAGCCGCCTCCGCGACTCTCGTTATGGGGTCAGACATACCCACGGCGGATTTACGCAGGGAGTTGGCGGTGGTTTGGGCCTCGCGGGCTATTAACCTAAGCTGATCCCGTGCTAGTTTAGAATCAGCGGAAATCCCCGCCGTAGGAAGCCGTATGCCTATCTTAATCGTCGGCACTAGAAGCCCCCTATTTCCTCGTCCGGCTCTTAGCCCTTTCGTTCATCTTTTTAAGATACACGGCGTCTAATTCCGAGATGTACCTCATAAACCTTCTTACTTCATCGGAATCAGTTTCGCCCATGATCTCAAGGTAATCCTTCATTTCACTGACCGGTATGGGCCCCACCCCAAACCCCATTCTCCGGCTACCTTGCAAGGACCAGAATGCCTCCCAATAAAACTGTAGGTGGGGAAAGAGTACCGGCATATTCTCAAGGGCCGGTACTCTTTCCCCCCTGTCCTCCTTCTTGAGCAGCGTCTCCATCACCTCGCCATAAGTTAATTGAAAGGCGAGGCACTCTTTCAGTTTCCCAAGTTGTTCTCGTCCTGCTCTTCCTGATAGTGCGCGGCTTTCGCCGCCTCCAGGATGAGGTCCACCTGCATATCAGGAAGATCCATCAAAATTTGACGGACCTTGGCCTTATTCTCCTTAGAACAGGGAACCTCTTTTCCTTCTCGGTCCGTAACACCTTTCCATTCCTGCACGATCCCATTCATGATCCAATTGATGTTGATCTGATCCTGAATCTCCGTGGGAACCTGTCCCCCGCGCCGATCTGCCCTCTGGGTGATATTTTGGAAAGGCTGCTGCGCCTTCCGAAGAGCTTCCTGCGCCCGCTTAGAGCTTGTTCTTGACAGCTTCCATTCAGATCCGTCCATCAAGGTGACCCACGCCCCCTCCTCCTCCTTCTCCTTGGAAGTGTAATAGGCCGCATAGGTCCCTTTCCTTTCCACCTTTTCTGGAATCACGGGCGTTTCCGTTCCCACGGGTATCTCCGTCTCTTTTCGTTCTTCGTTCATCCCAATTCCTCCTTAAGTTAATCCCGACTTACTTTCCGGCCACTAGGCCGGGAACCGCGTGATGCTGAGCATCTTGCTCGCCACGGTGTCCATCTTCGCCACGAAGGACAGGTCCACCATCACGTCTTGGTCCTGGCCAGGGATCACCACGGGGCCCCCCGAGAACTTGATGGCAGGGAGATTGAACATGTAAGCGTTCCCGTCCCCATCGATGACCCGGAAGGCTAGGCTCGTTTCGGTGAACCCACGGTACTTATCGAGGAAAGAACGGTCCTCGAAATAGGCATTGAACGTGCCTGACACGTTGAACGATCCGATTCCGATTCCCGCCGCCCCAAGAGTCGCAACGGCGGGTTGGGCGCGGAGGTTGTTGGTAATGGCCAGAGTGATCGCCGTGATGTCCTGCGTGACCAATGTCCCACCCTCACGGATCGCCGCCACGTGATCGATCGCATTCATCACGTCGTTCGTGGGTGCCGCTACGTTCGCCCCCGTCCCGATGGTAGCCACTTGAGTTGCGGCTCCACGGAGACCTGTGAGGGAGAGGGACCCCGTGATGATGGCATTCGCCGCGATGTTGAGAGACATGGCCCCAACCCTGCAGCCCACGAAGGAATCGAACTTGCTCACGTCCTGGAAGTGCTTCTCGATCGAGTAGCTCTTGGCCGTGGTTCCGTTGAAGATGCAAGTTCCCTTGATGGTGACGGTATCTCCCGCCGCCTCGTCCACCAGGGTGCCACCGGTGACCTGAATCCAGTCGCCCGATGAATCCGACTGCTTATCTGTCACCAGAAAGTATCCGTTGTTCGCCCCGGTATCGAACCCCGCCACCAGGACCCATTGCCCGATCTGAATGCCCGAGAAATCTCCAGCCACCGTGGAGAACACGTTGTTTGGGGCGATGGCCTGTATGTCCGTCCTGGAAATGCTCACCGTTGCGGGCCAATCCGCCCCTAGAAGGCCCTCGAGGAAGTCGTCCAAGGCCGAGTAGGACAGTTCGAAGTTCAGATCTCCCGATGCTCCGACGTTTGTGCGGATATGGTCCGGAATCTGGCGGTCCGCCCGCACCTCCGCGCTCTGCGAAGATTCCGTGGTGTGGTCCAGGCTTTCCCCCGTGAACCGGAAATTTTTCAGCGCAGATACAGGAGTCGTCCCGAAGACGGACTCTTCTACATACGACAGCAAAGTCCTATTGGCATCAGACATTTCCGTAGTCTCCTCTAGGTGCGGAACACGTCAAAATAGAAATCCGTGACCACGTTTAGCTTCCAAGCGCTTTTCACGGACCCTACGTTTACTTTTCTCGACGTTCCCATCTGAACTCCGCCAAAGTTCTTCGTTTCGAGTATCGTCTCTACATCGTCCGCTAATTCAAGGGCGCGCCCCTCCCCTTCTCCAGCGGGCACCAGGATCTCCACTACTATCTGCCCATCTTTCCGTACCCTCTTATCGTTGGCCATGGACACCTGCCTGGACAATGCCTGTTGAATCTGTACCCTCAGGAACGGGGGCTCCGGAGCGTCCGCATCCGGGTCCTGCTGAAAGTTATCATACAGCACAGGTACATTTGAATCCAACCATCCGGAGTCAAAGGCCGCCCGAATTAGGTTGTTAGCTTCCTCGTACCCGGCGATGACCATTATTCAAACATCTCCCTTAACACCACCGTGGCCGCTAAGGCTGCTAGGCTGTACACGTTGTGTGACCGAGTGTTCTTACCTCCCCCTTCTACAAAATCCGAGTAAGGGACAGCTGTCCCTAAAACTATTTCCTCCCCTAACTCCGCCCCTTCGATGGCCCCCATCTCTCGCGCAATCAACTCGGAACTCGAAGGAACCGGAATTTTCTTATCCGGTTTTTGGGACGGGTCCAGTCCCACATCAGTATTGTTCAATGCCGCACGATGATTGTATTTATAGTACCCCGTGTTCATAGGGGAAGTTTCAAACACCACCTTAAGTGCGGTCTGGGTGGCGTACAGAACTCGATCCATGACATCTTGCTCAATTCTTTTCATCATTTTTTCGAGGAGTCCTTGCCAATCGGAAGCCAGAAATCCTGGCACGTCTCCCGACATCAACACCTGCTGACCCGGGCGGGGCTGAATACCCACGGATGTTCCTATAAATACTCTGTTTATGGAGGTATGGGCACCTCCCCCCGGAAATTTATTTTTAACCAGCGTCCGTATCACCGGGGTCTCAGTGTGTCCGGGGATAAATCTTCGGCCTAGAGAAGTTACCTCTCCCGCCGTACCTGATATAGGGTCAATAATCATACCGGTGGTTTTCCCCACGAAATCCCACCCATAAACTTCATTACCACCAATGGCTCCACGCGGCTTAATCATCACACGTTACCACAGAGGATGAGGAAACCGTAATTGTCCTCTCCTACGTTCTTGGGGATGGACCTCACGATCCGATAAAAAGGCCCCACGGACATGTCCGTCCCAATAACCACAATATCTCCAACCGCCGGATCGAAGGTGATGGACGTGTGCTTGGGAAGAAAGAACCGAAGAGTCTCCTCCGGATTCATTCCAGAAGGGTTACTTTTGGATTTCGTGGTTATCATCGCCTTACCAGAAATATCCGTCGTACTGACCACCGAGGTCTTCCCCGTAGCGACTACATAGTTCTGCACCACTCTGCGAATGGTAACGGTTTTCCCTATTTTTTGAGAGCGGGCAGAAATCCTTGAGGCTATCCTGCTGGCTATGGACACCTTAAGCCTCCCGCTATGGGGCACTACCCTCCATTATAACACAGAAGGAGCCACGGCACAAGGGTCCTCCCAGCCTTTTTCTCTCCACTTCACGGAAGGACGTATAGCCTTCGTGTCTATTCTACCTTTGTTTTCCACCGTTACGCGTAGCATTTCCTTTACCATGTCGATAGTCAGTCTAGTCGGACGGTGGCCAAGAGCCTTTAGACCACTGTTCACGGCGTCGTAGTAATGGGATTCCGCCTCCACCCTCGGATTTTCAATGTTTTCTCTCTTAACTTCCATTCCGAGAGCGGTAGCGGCTTTCTCCACCACCCCTGCGAGAGCCGATACAGAATACGTTTCTGTAAATTGATTAAACACCCTAAACTCTCCAGGATCGGCAGGATTGAGAGCCGCTATTTCTACACACTTCATGGTGTCGATTATGTTTATAAAACCTCTCGTCTGGCCTCCTCTCCCATACACCGTCAAGGGGTGGCCAACAGCCGCTTGGTGGATAAACCGGTTCAACACTGTCCCAAAAATGTCGTCATAATACAACATTGTCCCTAAATAAGAGTGTTTTTCAGTCTCGGGGGTACTAAACCCATACACCACCCCCTGATTCAAATCAGACACCCTTAGGCCCCACGCCCTACATCCAAATTCTAAATTCGTAGAGTCGTGTATCTTTGACGCATGGTAAAAACTGCCTGGACTCTTAGGGTATAAAACCCTTGCGGTCTTCCCTCTGTGGGTTATGTTTAACCACCCCTCCTCAATTACTATACCTGGGGTTCCATATTCCCCCATGGTCCCCAATTTTATGATGTGAGCCTCCGGACATTCTTCCTTAACCGCGAACATTAAGTTCAGTGTCCCCAAAACGTTGTTCTCCTGAGTGTACACGGCGGAAGCCGCATTCATCATAGAGAAGGGAGCAGAAGGTTGTTCAGCGTAGTGAACTATTACGTCCGGACGTATGGTATGAAGAATCTTGGACAACCGAGCATAGCTTCCTATCAAACTACATTCCCATCCCTCGATTTTCTTTTTCGTCATACTGGTCCATGCCGATATACGGTCCTGAAACCCATGCACGTGTACTAAGGTATTCCTACCCAAATCAAATAGAAGCCTACGCTTCACGCAACTATCTAGAGCGTGGACTTCATGTCCTCTTATAGAAAAATGAAGGCACGTAGGCCAGCCAAGATATCCATCGGCTCCGAGGACAAGGATTTTCATGTGGGGGCTCCAAGAGAAAATGGGACAACGGTTTTCAGATGCGCGATAAGCGCAGGGAATTCTTCTGTCTTCCATGCCGCGTACCGGGCGCGATCATGAGCGATAGTCGAGACCCCATTTAACTCCCGCTTATACGTGGCGTCTCTCGGTGCGAGCCCTCTGCTCCAATGTTCATGACGGAGACGAATATCTTTGCGGAATTTCAACCTTCCTAGGGCGGCCCCTATATCCATCCACGCCCGGTCCACCATGGTGTGCATGAAGCCAAGTGAAAAAGACCCCACGGCGTGGCATAACTTCCCACCTACCAGAAATTGGGTCGCCATTTCACTCAACGTGTCCCAAGGATAAGCTACGTTCCAATCTCCGGCCTCTAGAGCCAGTTCCACGTCCCATTTAGGGGTTTCTGGTACCACGTCATCATTCACGATGCTGTAGAACTTAGCGTCGGGGTAAGACCTAAAATAGCACTCTTGCCTTCCTCCCGCGTCAATCCGTACGGAAGCTGTTTCAATTTTCCAATTAAGCGGCAATTTAACGCTCGAGTAATCGCCGCCGTCCTCGCCGTCCACTACTATGAGACCGGGCATGATCATTCCGGTGGCGATGCAACCGTCGAGGAACCTCTGCAGCCTTTCCGGCCTGTTACGCGTAGGTACGAACCACATCGGAAACCTCTTTCCTCTTCGCCCATACCGAATATGGAAGAACTTGATAATCGACGTCCGGAAATCCACCAAACGCTTTATTAACCGCCTCGTTAATCCCAAAGCGGTTATAGTCATGTCCAAGAATCCACCCGCCTATTTTTACTTTTGGGGCCCACAGTCCAATATCTTCTAGGCACCCCTCCGTGGAATGGTCCGCATCTATGAAAACGAAATCGGCGCTCTCCTCTTCCACCCGGAAGGAGGCCTCCCGAGAAGTCATTTCGAGAACCCTGAACCTCTCGGAAAAGGCCTTTTCCAGGGTACGCAAACGCTTTCTGTTTCCCTCGTGGTTCATGGCCCTATAAGCTTCCTCCCCGGGAGCCTCTGGCATGTGTCTAAACACGTCTACCCCTATCATGTGAAGGTGTGGACATGTGGACATGAGGTGCGACATGTTCTGTCCCCGCCCCAAGCCCACCTCCACCCCTCTGATCCACCCATTCGCTTCTACGCAGAACTGTATCACTTGCGGGTGGTTGTTGGGAACACGGCCATGAGGGTATAGATGCATCATTCCTCCTCCCTATAGGGCCAAACAGACTTGATTTCCTCATCTAACTCACAATATTCCTTAAGCCATGGCTCAAATATGTTACGATACTGTTTATACTTCATGGCCGCTTCAAAAGGCTTCGGCCTCCCATGAAAATATACCATCGAGAGGGGCATATCCGGTGGGGCGTCCTCTCCTCGGAAATGCTTCTTGAAGGAAACCGCCCCCGAGAAAAAATCCTGTATGTAATGGGGTGCGTACGGGGTGTGATTGCGTATGAACAACTGGTCACCACGCCCGCCCCCGATGGGGTATTTTCTTATTTGCTCCCCAGGAGGCATCCGTAAAAAGTCATAATATATTTCTGACATCCTGCGATCCGGGCCCCATAACATCACACCGGAGCCGGGGTTGTCGGGGAAGTTTACGTCTATCAACATCGCGAACCTACCGGCATACGACACCAATGGGTTTAAATCTCCGCACAGTATCGTATCCAAATCCATGTACAACACTCGGCCCCAATCCTCCAACAATTCGGGGCGAAAAAGTTCGAGTTTAGAATGTTTTGTGGCCCACTCAGGGTGTAGAAGAGGCACCACTTCTATACCAGGGCTAAACATCATCTCGGATTCTTCCGTAAGACAAACGAACCTACCCATTCTTGACAGCCACCGTCTACACTGACGGTACAGTAATTCCACCACATTCACTGAAAAATCCTTAGACGGCCTAAGCACGCACGCCACCGTGACGGGCCCCGTCCATTCCAAACTTATTAGTCCTTGAATTTCGGGCCCTTCCTTTGTGCGAGGTTCGAATCGAGACATTGGAGGATTATTCCTCAATATCGGAAGGGGGGGAGGGTCTTTCACGATCTCAAGAGCGTCCCTAAAATTCTTATATTGATGAAGGGTTACCTCAATTACTTCCCCCTCTGGAACCCTCCCGCCTCCCGGAAGGTTCATCTTTCCCCTAACTACGCACCTAATTAAGTCTGCCACGACGAAGGGCCTCCTCCATGGAAATTATTGGGAAATAAGGAAGAGCGCTACCCGGTGTAGCATTGAGGACTTCTATACCCTCGTCGCGCAATTCCGATGCCATCACAGCCATGTTTCTTATGAACCTACTATAATTTTCTTCCTTGACGGGCCTCTTATGTGGTTCACACCCATGATCCAAATCGTTCACCTTCCGCATATCAAAACCTATCAGAATTATAGTGCCCGCCCCCTTTAGGAATACGACGTTCATGGCCATTTGGCCGCAGTTTAACCCGTAGACGGTGTACCTGTCCCGGCTGAGGCCATCACTTCCCCCATAATTCAAAAACGTGAGATTTTTATGGAAATGATTAGGGACTACCGTGATGACCTCACCCTCGAAACTTTGAAACTCAGGGCGGCCTTGGTACTCCTTCCACCACAATTTGTCACGGACGCATAAAATCGGGGCCCAAGGCGTTTTAAACACCATGTTGTTCGTAATCACCACCTTACGTCCACGTAACAAATCTAAATCTATGAGACCATGAGAGGGCCCAGAAGCCAGCACATATGCTACGTCATTACGGCCCCAGACCCTCTCAACGGTACGATTCATTACATCATCCTGAATACGGCGGGCTTGACGGTCCCTTGAGAGACCATTCTGCCCGTCGTGTCAAGGATGGCCACTTGTTGGCCATACCTGGAGCCCGACAATCCGAAGCCAAACTTCCCCCCGTATCTCGCCGCGTACGCCTCAAAGATGCGTTCCTCTTCAATCCGCGCCCCTTCCTCCCCGCCGCTGGCGATGAGGTGGGCGGAGAGCCAACGCTCTATCTCTTTGAGGAGAGCATCCGAAAGGAGGCCTCCCAGCACCTCCGTCACCAACAGATTCGCCGCCGTTATGTACGCGGTAAGGTCCGCGATGTCCGTGGAGATGATTTCCTTGACTTCGATGGAAGTGACCCTAGCCATGGCACCCCCTAGGAATCAACTACTTCCAACCTGAACCCGGCCTCATTGGCCTTTCTGGTCTGGGTCTTTATGACGGCTTCTTCCTCTTGCTTCGTTCCCAGACGCCCGATGTGGGCGGGGCTTCCATCCTCCTTGATGTACCTCACCCCCCGCCCCTCTACGGATTCCCTTCTTAACAACACGGTAGGTCTGAGGTCCTCCTCCACAGAAGTCTCCGGCAAAGGAGGCGGAGAACCTGGAATTTCAGAGGATTTGAGATGAGATTCGTCCTCCCGTTCCTCTCCCTGTTCCTCTCCCCGTTCCTCTTTTTTGGCCTTGGGGGGGAAGAACTTTTCATACCTCTGCGTCTCCTTGGGCGGGGAAGCGGGAATAGGCTCATTCTCCTCGATCAACACCCCCTGCCCCGCCTGAGCTTGCTTTCTGGTGACGACGAGGATCTCCCCCAAAGAATATAGCCCCGCCCCACGCCCTGGACGGTGGTACTTTCCAATCACCTTAACTCTGACCAAATCCTCTGGTAACATCGTCTCTCCCCTACGATGTAAAGGGGAAGAGAGGTGGGATTAGGCCTCTCTTATCGGGCCAGGGGCGTCCCCCGCGACCCTATCCCCAAAATTATCCCTATCGTTACGATCCCCTTACCGCACCCCTTACTCGGAGTAGTGGACCACCCCGCAACGGTTCTGGGCGTCCGTCTTGATCCTGGGGATGAGAATGTCCAGAACCTTGAAGCACAGGATGAACCCGCCCTCGATGTCCCAGGTGACGACCCGGGGCTGCTCCCCGGAGATCAAGTCCACCACGTCGCTGGTCATCTGCACCAGGACCATGTTCCCGGCGGCCAACTGATCGGACACCTTCACGTCGAGGATGCCCGGCAGTTCCTTGATCCGCTGGAGGATGGTCTTGTCGGAACTGGCCTTGTAGTCATCCATCGTGGCCGTCATGTACCCCGACGGAAGGTACAGCATGAACGGACCGAACATCCGGTCGCCGTGCGCCGACGTGATCATCTGAATCACGTCATCCAGCATATCCTCGCCGGTAGTTGCCGAATCCGTCCACGGCTCCGCGATGGTGCCCAGATTCCGGTTCGGATGGGTGGTGTATCCGTAGGCGGTGTTCCCGTCTACCGTGATTCCCGGCCCGTTGAACAAAGCATCCTCGTTGCTCTCAACGATCAGCCGAGTAGCCGTTTGGATCTGCGTCACATCGATCGGCTGGCCCAGGGTCCGCGACCCTTCCAGCATGCGCAGGTTGAGGTTGAAGTCCTTGTGCGTGATGTACACGGGGATGTTGTTCAGGGTGAAGTCCTGGCGGTCCCTGTCGCCCCGCCGCGCCCCGTCCATGCTCCGGACCGCCGGGTCCATGTCGGAGATCTTTTCCCACTGAACGATCGTCTTCCCGAGGGCGTTGGGCAAATTGTAAATCAGCCCTCTCGCCACGAGATCAGCGATTCCGTTCAGCCGGATCATCGCTTCATGGACCAACGCCGTATCGAACTGAATCCATTCATCCTTCCGCAGGAGATCGTTCGTGCGGAGGGCGTTGAGATTCAGTCCGTGTTTCAGAAACATGGCACCGGCATACGCCCCCGCAGAGGGAACGAACTGATCGGGGGTCGAAACCAACTTCTTATTCATTTTCCTCTCCTTCGATGTAAAGGTTTTGGTCCCCTGGTCTCAGGGCCCCCTTAAACCACTTGCACCTTGATGCGGGCTACCGCCGCCGTCGTGGTCACGGCTTCAAGAGCCTGGGCCACGATCCCCTTGCTGTACAAAGTGCTTCCCCCACCCGGAGTGGCCGGGTCCGGGGTTGAATCCATCACCGGGGGAGTGTGCTTTCTGAGCCGCCCATTCCCCGCCGACTCCAAAAAGTCCCCCTGCACGACGGTCTGACTCGTGGTGAGGATCGCCTGCCATTCCGCCCCCGGAGGAAGATGCTCGTACATGACGAGATCACCGGAGGAATAGTCATCGTCGATGTCGTGTCCGATGTGGTCCTCCTCGATCGCGACCATCACCGCCGCGTTGCCTCCCGCCGTGGCGTGAACCACCACCCTGCTGGAGCCGTTCAACGCGATCAAGTGGCCGGGGGTGATGGTCCCCGCCGCCAGATGCTCCTTCCGAACCCCCTGCCCTTTCAGAACGATCGTCTTGCTGGCCATTTCTAGCTCCTTTTAGTGAATGTGTTTCCCTTATTCGTTGGCCGCACCTCTACTTGGCCGCGGCAGCGGCTCCGTTTGCCTTCTCTTGCAGGAGCTTGAACACGCTCGGAGGCTCAGGAATGGCCTCTTCCGAGACGTTCAGGGCCGGAACCCGGTGAATCCCCCGCCCGCTGTAGTTCACTTCCGGCACAGCGTCTCCCAGGAGTGCGGAAATCTTCTCCAGGTCATCCGTGCCCATTTTCTTGAGCTCGGCCTCGGTGAACTTGTTCGCGCTGTTCGAGGTGATGGCCTTCACCATCGCTTCCCGGTGCCGCTTAAGCATTTCTAGCCCGCCCGCGAGGAAATCGCGCACCCCTTCCGGGGCCGCCTTGACGTATTCCTCAGCGGTCTGAGGGCCCTTGTTCGCAATGACCGGAGGCTCCTCCTTCTTCTCCGGCGCAGCGGGGTCACTGGGCGCGGGGCCTCCCACCGTCTCCGGCGCAGCGGGGGACGCCTCCTCGATCTTCTGGAGCACTTCCTCGTTCAGAGACATGAGGACCGCCCTGTCCTTTTCTTCGAACTTGTTCACCTTGCTGGCGATGATCTTGCTGACCACACCGGCCTTATCCATCTCTTTCCTCTCCTCTGCGCTCGGGGACGCGGCTTGATTGACCGCGATAAAATTGGTTTCTGGCCTCACCTCCTGGACCTCTTTGCCCAGGACCACCTTCCCGTCCTTCCCCATCTTGAACCCGCGCTTCATCAGCTTTCGGAAGTCCTCCTCATAGACGACGAATTCACCCTCCACGGCGATGATGAACCTGAACGCCCTCGTCTGATTCTCGCCGCTCTCGGCCTCCTTATCCAAAGCGATCTGCAGAGCCGTCCGGAGGTCCATGTCGTTGATGTTCCCCGTGAACAGCCCCTTCACCATGCGGTACGCCTTCATCAGCGCCCCATCCTCCTCGTCCCGCAGCGACCCTGCAGGTTTGTCTTTTCCCCACTTCCCTTCTTTCGCGGCGTTCACCCGCACACCGCACCCCATCTCCCAGGAGCAAGCGCCTTTCTCCCCGTCGCCCAGGACGGCCAAATGGTCTGGGACGAAGTTTCGTTGAATCCCTTCGTACTTCGCGCCCCGAAACTCCCCTTGGGCGGACTCGAGGTCCATGAAGTAGCCCGTGGAAATTTCCACGCGCTCCCCCGCCTCCATGCGCCGGAGGATCTCCAGGCCGCCGTCCGACTTTTTCGCCTTGTCCACGTCTATCCACATCTCGGAGCGTAGCTTGTCTCCATCCATGCGGCTGTTGAACACGAAGCCCATCTGTTCCCTGTTGAACACGTCCGGCCTTCCCGCCGAAACGAAGTCGTCGTCCCTCTGAGGATGCCCCGCCGTGATGGGCCGTCCATTCCACCCTTCCACGACCTTTCCGAACTCCTCCGAGAGGACCAGTTCCGGCCCGGGCGAGGAGACGCTCCGGAGGACCCCCTCGTTCAGCATGACGGCGGGGAACACCTTGAACTCCCTGCCGTCGATCTTGTCCACGCGCAGTTCCGCCGCGTTCACCTGCACCGAAAAGGCGAATTCTCGCCTCTGCCGGGATTCCCTCATCATGCGGACCTTGGCCGTGACGTTCACCACCGGAGGCGCGGCGTTTCCGCGGAACTGCTTATGGCAGACCGCCGCCCGCTGGTCCGATTCTGGAAACTCCTCCACCATGCCATCCGCCCCCATGCACCTGTCCATGAAAGCGTCCTCGCTTTCCCCGTCCTTAGGAACCGGCATCGGCATGTAGCATCTCCTTATATTCGGCGTATTCCCAACTGACCCTCTCCCCAGTATCGAGACGGTCCCAATTCACTGTCTTGTGCCACCCGCACCGGCAAATGATGGAGGTCCGTCCATGGAATTGGTCCCCATCCATGACCCCAGACTTCCGGCAGGACGGGCACCGGAACAGGGGGAATGACTCCCTCGTCGCCCCTACCGTTCTCGCGCCTAGGAAGCCCATCTATCCCGCCGCCTCCCCTCCACCCTGCTCCGGAACCTCCCCCACCTTACCCGGCTTGGCCTTCTCCGGCTTGGTCTTCCCGGGCCCCAGGGGGGCCAGTCCTAGCATCTTTTCCCGGAACTCCTCATCCGTGACCGGAAAATGTGTTCCTGCCTTCGCGGCCACGGCCTTTGCCTCCTCGAATTGCTTGATCGCGTTCGAGGATCTCTGTGCGATGAGGGAGATCTGGTCCTCTCCCAGGGCCGTCATATCCGACCACTTCACCACGTACTGCCCGCCCTTCGGTTCTGGGAGAACCCCCTGAACGATGCACCGGTCCACGAACGGGCGCAGGACCATGGGCTCTCCGAAGGTGACTTGCCGTTCCGCCACGCGCTCATTCCAGTTCCGCTTATCCTGTATCGAGGCCAACTGGCCCCGCTCGCTTCCTATGAGAATCCTTTGCGGTATCCCGGTGGCCCCGGATACGAGAGATACGATGGCAGTAAACACCCCGCGAGGGTCTACGTTCTTGCCGCCCAACTCCTTGATCGTCGCCCCACGCGTCCTTATCCACCGCCTGAGGCCGTGGATGTATTCATCTACCTCCGTCTCCAGGTTGTCCTCATCGTCGGAAGTCAACTCCGCCTCCGGATCGATGTCCATCTGCATTCCCTTGGAGGCGGCTTGCCAAAACATTTCCGCCGACCCGCCCACAGTCTTAGCGAGGTCCTCCATGAGGTTCGCGACCCTCTGCAGCCGAGGCATTCCGTACACCTCGTCCTCCACGAGGCCGTCCGCGATGTGTATCACCCGGGTCCAATGGACCTTCTGCTCCCTCATCCCGGTCCCCCTGAGAAGGACCCCCTTGCCGGAGCCCGACAGGAGTTGGTTCTTCTCCGGGTTCGAGAAGTCTACTGTGTACATCTCGGGCAGCCCGAACCGGGGGTCCGCCGTATCGGACACGAATTTGGACACCGAGGCCGCCCGCTGGGAATATACGGACAGGTACATCAGGCCCTCCGGCCCGTTCACACGGGCGGCGGGGGACTCCAGGGGCCCCGGAAGGCCCAGAAAGAGGACCCCATACTGTCCTATTCCCGCCACCTGATCCGCCCGCCTGAAATAGTGCCATACCCTCAGTTTCCTTACGAGGGACTCCCAGGCCATCTCAAATTCCGTCTCCACGTCCGGATTGTCCGTGTCGCGCACTTCCGGGCCCTTCTTCCAAGTGGACTGAGCCGGAAGGTCCACGATGCGCCCCGCTATGTCCTGGCGGGTGTAAAGCGCGTCGAAGTAGTCATAATCCAACACCTTCTTGTACCCCAGGACCGTGTACATGTCCCGGTCGCCGCCGAAAGTCTGTCCCAGAGCGGCAGCGAGCTTCGCCCTCCCCAGGAGCATGGAGTTGGACATGTGCCGCAATGCCGCCAACATGAAAGTCGGCCTGGTTTTCGCGGGAACCCCGTTCTGCTTCTTAGGCATTTACGGCCCCTCTCGCGGTCTTTTTACCCCACGTTCCGGCCGTCTTTTTACGGATCAGCTTTGAGACCGCTCCAGATGCGGCGTCCACCTGATCGTCGTGGTCGCCTTTATTGAACACCTCCATCTCGTCCAGGAACGCTTCGTTCCACGGCGCGGCCAACACGTCCACGTTCCCGTTCTCCGCTGCCGAGGCCAACACGTCCGCCCGGGCCACCTTGGAACCCGTCGCCCTCTGCCCCCCGGCGGAGAGGCCCTGCAGGACCGTCCGCACGTAATGTTCCACCACCGTCTTTCCAGAAGATCCCGGTTCCTGCTCCAACCATTGCTTGATTTCCCGCCCGTCCTTCCAGGCGGTAGACTTCACCCGGTCCTCCACCGTGGCGGGGGACCCACGGAACCTCACCACGTCCAAGACCGTGTAACGGCCCTTCAACACACCCATCTTACATCCCACCGTCCAATCGGGGTCCTCGTTCCGAACAGACTGCTCCGTAGAGGCGAAATCCCAATACCGCACCACCCTGTCAAACTTCTCTGGCGGCTTGCGCACCACGTTAAACCAGTCCCTCTTCATTATCGTGCCACCCGCCACCATGGGGCGCTGCTGGTAGAGGGAGGCCCAATTGTACGGCCCCTGATCTATCTTCTTAACCTTGACGTACGCCTCCGAGAACCACCCCGGCCACAGCCTCTCTCCCGGCTTCCGCCCCACGGGATCGTCGAACCGCTCCGCCAGCATCGGGAAATTCAAGACATACCACCACTCGGAACCGTCCGCCGACCGGACCCATCCCGACCGTCCGTCGTACTTAGCGGGAAGGATGCAGCCCGGGAGGTCCGACACGTGCCAGCGCGTGTGAATCATGGCGATCCACGACTCCGGCATCATGCGGTTCTTCATGTCTGACCTGTACCATTCAAAGACGCCCTGGCGGACCGTAGGGCTCTGAGAATCCCGGAAGGATTTAATCGTATCGTCGAAGATGAGGCCGTTCGCCCGGCGCCCTGAAACGGCTTGTCCGACTCCCACGCCGCGCCACTCCCCCCCGTTGGTAAGCTGCCAGCGGATCATGGCCCTCGAGGCCGGAGAAACGCGGCACTTGAAAATCTCCTCATACTGGTCCGAGGAGACTACATCCCGCACCTTCCCACCTATCTCCTCCGCAAACTCCGACGTGTGGGTCCCGAAGATGATGGAATGCCCGGGGTGCCGCCCGAGATAAAAGGCCGGATAACGGACCGAAACGTAGGTCGTCTTAGCCGCGCCGGGGGGCGCAAACACCATGAGGCGCTTAATTTCCCCCCGGTCCAGGGCCTCCAGGGCGCAATTCATCGCCCGGTGATGTTCAGCTGGAGGATAATGGGGGTCGAGATAAGAAGAGAAGGGGTTCAAGCTTTCCTGGGCCAGCCTTGACGTTTCCTCACGTTGTATATAATCTAAAGCCACCGCCTCATGCGCGGAAAGGGACTGCACGAATTCAACTTGCTCCTCGGGACCCATGGTGCGGAACAGATCCGTCCAGGTGGTGAAGCCGGAGGGGAGAGTGGGGGATTCCATCATTTGCGGCATGAGGAGCGAACCCTTTCAGCGGGAAGGAAAGGAAGCAAGCTAGAACCCTCCTTCCAAAAAGTATAACACAGGAAGAGGCGGGGCACAAGTATAGGGGGTAGGGCGAAAAGGCTACGAAAGGGCACTTAAAGTCAGAAAAGGATGCGCGGGGGATGCGAAGTTAGTGGCGGTGGGACGGCGCGGGGCGAGGGGCCCCTTAGCCGGGACCCACCAAACGGGCCTGTAAAGCCCAGAGAGGAGGCAGTATGAAGCCCTGCGATATGAAGAACGTAGAAATGACGGATCTCCACAAGCTGCAGGTCGAGGTTGCGCTGCGCATCGCTGCTACCCGCGCCGCTTCTTATGTGGGATGGATTCCCGGCCCCATCAAGAAAATTTAATGCCCACAGCCGTCTTACGGGGGCAGAATGTCTCTGCCCCACTTACCGGGCCTATAAAGCCCAGAGAGGAGGCAACATGAACATAGTTCAGTACTGGATCATCGTGGCAATGACGCTTCTGTTCACCTACATGTGGGTAACTGGCTGGTCAAACTTCCCACACTAGCTGGGCCGCAGGGCCCAGGGAGGAGGACGCGTATGTTCAACATGAAGGACCTAGCGCCAGAATTGGAGGAGATAGCCGCCCAGATCAGAGCGAAGTGGCTAGCGCCGCCAATGGAGGAGGACGAGCCCATCGAGGAACAGATCGTAGACGCACTGAACATGAAGGCGCAGCACGGTAAGTGGTTAGTGCCCAAGCCCAAGAAGCAAGCGCCTCGATGCCGGGCATGGGGGTGGGAACTAGCTAAGCGCATCCGTCCATGGGGATGGGCCATGGAACGCACGTTCGCACCCAATATCACCAAGAGAAAACCGGATAGCAGGGAACAATATTTGACCAAGGTGAGGCTCGGACACAACGCCGCCAAGTGGAGGAAGAGTATAGACGATACGTACGACGAGAATCAAGCCAAGGTTCAAGAAAGGCTCAAGAAATATGGGGTGTGATAGCTTCCTGAGGAGGAAGGTGATGAACGATTTTGTGAAGTGGTGCGTACTTGTGATGGCCGGGACGCTGGTGCTGCATGGGCTGGCGTTTCTCCTTTTCCAGTAAGGGGGACGACATGACCAAGACCGAATGGTCCAAAAGATATAGCCGGGGCCGGAGCTTAATCCGGGCCGGTCTCAACGCCGTCACAGTGACGGCTATCCTTTCACACAACATCAGCCTAGAGGAGACGTTATTGCTGCACACGCTGTTCAAGGCCGTTGAGATCAAGCTCTAGTACCAGGGCCCGCTGGCCCCTAGCCAGTACAAGAGGGTAAAGTATCTCTGCCCCCAAAGCCGCCTAAAGGAGAAGCCAGATGAATTATACCATTTCAGAGGACAGGGACGGAAGGACGGTCGCATTTTGTATGGGATTCAAGCCGCCCTTCACTCCTACGGGGTGCTTCTACCCCACACCAACGCGAAAGAGATCCTCCACCCCCAATCAAGACGGGCCCTATCCTTTCATCATACACAACAAAAAAGAATGGGACAATTTCATCAACGAATGGGAGTACTGAGACAGTCCAACTTAAGCCGCCTAAAGGAGAAGAAAATGAGACGAATGCTGACTCAAAGAAGAAACCCCGCCTCACCGCCGGGCGTATGGGGCAGCCTCTCGGGCGTTCAAGGCGACCTCACGGGCGTTCGAGGCGACCTCACGGGCGTATGGGGCGACCTCTCGGGCGTTCAAGGCGACCTCTCGGGCGTTCAAGGCGACCTCACGGACGTATGGGGCAACCTCTCGGGCGTATGGGGCAGCCTCTCGGGCGTTCGAGGCGACCTCTCGGGCGTTCGAGGCGACCTCACGGGCGTTCGAGGCGACCTCTCGGGCGTTCGAGGCGACCTCTCGGACGTATGGGGCAGCCTCTTGGGCGTATGGGGCGACCTCACGGACGTATGGGGCGACCTCACGGGCGTTCGAGGCGACCTCACGGACGTTCGAGGCGACCTCACGGACGTATGGGGCAACCTCACGGGCGTTCGAGGCGACCTCACGGGTATCCAGGGTGACTTGGATGCCTGCAACCTCAACCCCAAGGACCGCGTAATGGGGGTGGATGTAAACAGTCTGGTGAACATTGAGGAAATATAAGGAGAACCAAATGAACGCTCAGCAGACGTTGGAGAAGGTTAAAAAGGACGCGCAGAAGTTGTCGCAGGAGATCCGTTCCCAGGTGGCGAGTTCCAAGCCCGCCGCCGCAACCGAGGAGAGCGCCATGACCAAGCAGGAGAAGGCCCGCATCGTGCAGGAGATCAACGAGCGCCTCGCCAAGCAGAAGGACGCCCCCAAGAAGAAGGAGAAGGCCATGAACAAGAAGAAGGAGAAGGTGGAGGCCGTGCCCTCCAGCAGCATCGTCCGCGACGTGTACAAGAAGGTGTACTTGCAAGAGAACGGAGACTACATCTGCGGTGACGATCTCAGCGTCGCTCTCAAGGCGGCCACCACGGACGAGCGCGGGATGATGAGCCTCGACGCCCTGAGGAAGATCGCCAGGGAGAACGGGTTCACCATGGATTCGTACCTCCACCTCAACCGTGGTCAGATCCGTATGAACATCGGCAACAAGCTCCGCGGGAAGCTCCAGCACGGCGAGGTCGTCAAGATCAACGGCCGGAAGCTCAAGGCCCGTAAGTAGTTCAACCCAAGCCGCCTAAAGGAGAAAGAGATGAAGAAAAATAAAAGCTATGAAGAAGTTTTGGAAAAGATGGTGTGGTACGTCATCCACGACGCGGCTGAGGAGACAGGGTACTTACAGGACGTAGAAAACGTTGAGATGGTTCGCCGACTGTGCGGCCCGAGAGCAGCCAAGAAGTTCGCGAAAGCTGACCCCGGCAGCCTACAAGAGGCGTCCAACTTCCTAGGTCTAACTATCGAAGGCTAGCGGCCCCAGACCACCCCACGGCTTCCCATGGAACAGAAAGAATGAATGCCAGAAGAGTATGTGTGTTCAGGGTCGCGTGATTCCAAGCCCACGCCTGACCCTGATGCCCAGAAAGAATGAATGCCGGAAGAGTATTTCTTTCCAGGAGGGTCTTCTACATGCCCCGCGCCCCACCGTAATAGGCCACTTGACAAGGACCTCAGGCCGTGGTAGACTGGTTTCATGGCGCGGCAGGTGCGCCGCGCATCTGACAGGAGGTAACGCGATGGCCAGCAAGAAGAAGTCCACCAAGAAGTCTCGCAAGCCCGTCAGCAAAAAGAAGGCCCAGAAGTCGGAGGGCGGTTCCATCGTCCGCGACCCCTTCAAAGAGCGGTACAAGGCCCTGAGTTCCGACAAGGTGTCGTGCGGCGACACGCTCTGCGGAATGATGGCCAAGTTCCTCCACGACGAGAAGGGCGCCGTGAGTCCCACGGCCCTCGCTTCGCTCGCCAAGGAGAACGGAATCGACCTGGGCCGCTGGTCGCACCTGAACATCGGCCAGCAGAGGATGAACCTCGGGAACGTCCTCCGCGCCCGCGTCCGGAACGGGGAGAAGGTCACGGTGGGCGGGAAGCCGGTCAAGAAGCTGGCTTCCGCCGAGCCCAAGGCCGCCTGATTCCAAGCGCACGGCCCCGGCGGGGAACGGCCCCGCCGGGGAACAGGAACCGTTCGTTCTACGACAGGAGGCAACACCATGGACAAGACCACCATCAAGTTCAACGAGCAAGAGTTCGACATCGAACACGGCACGGACAAGGGCGGGAAGATCACCATGTCCTTCACTCCCGCCAAGAAGGGCAAGCTCTCCAGCACCGGCAAGTCGAACGTCCACCTGTCCACCGGCTTCGTGCAGGTGGGCGACTTCCAGGTGAACGTGAACGTGGTCAAGACCATCCCGAAGGCGGAGCGGTAGGTGGGAACCCCGGGAGGGAGGCCGGGCTTGGAACCCCCCTCCCGGGGAACCTTCCACAACAGGAGGAAACACAATGAACAACGTGGAATACGCAGACCTTCTACTGCGGGTCGCGGCCAACGGGCCGCAGAACGAACTGTTCCAGCTCCTCAATTCCCTGGAGCAAGACTTAGAGCGCATGCCCCTCGTCAAACCAGTCCTCGGCAAAAACCGGAACGAAATCCTGGCGAAGCTCCTTCTGGTCCTCTATTCAGCGGGCCGTGAGCGCCGGGCAGACGTAATCTTTTCCGTGAAGGAGGACCTAACCACCCTTCGACCCCTTATTTGATTTTGAATTCCCAACCTTCCACGACAGGAGGAAATGCGATGTGTAACGGAAACCTGAGACCGCTTGACTCACTGTTCAGGCGGCGCGACCTGGAGCTCGACGAGATGGTCATTCAGGACCTCATTCAGGACCGGCGCGACACCACCCGCCTCCTGGAATCCTGGGGAATCGAGGAAGAGGAGACGGAAGATGGCCACGAGCCCAAGGACTAAGTTGCTTAGCAAATCCCCCGCCGCCCTTAGAGGAGCAGAAAATGAAGCTTTTAATACTGACTGACGCCGGAGATGTAGTGAGCATCGTGACGCGGCTCGAGGAGTACGACTTCACGAACGGCCTCGCCCGTGCGCAACTCATCAACACCGTCGTGCTTGCCGTGGCCAACGGCCTCAAGCACGAAAACTGGGAAGAGCCCGAGGAGGTAAAAAATGACTAATTCCATATATTCCAACACTCTCAAGGTATGGTGGACGCAGGGCAAGAAGCGCGGGAAATTGACCCATGTCTACGTCCTGCGTTTCGCCTTCCTCGACTTGACGTGGGACTATCCGGGCAACAGTTTCGAGTTCGTTCCCAAGATCCCGGACAGCATTTATTTTTCCCTCGCCAGGGCCGAGAAAGCGGCCCAGAGTAAATGGGAGACGGAATATGACAAGATTCTTGCAAAACTCCCTGCGGAAGACAGTGAGAGAGAGGACCCGCCCCCCACGTTGAAATGGAAGCGCAACGGGAAAGAGTTTGCGTGGTCCGCGTATAACGGACCTGTGAACTATATTACGTTCTGGATCACCCGCGCGAGACTCCTCGGATGAAGCTCTCCGAGCAATTGACGCTCAAGGCCCTATTCGGAAGGAACGGACCGGCGGAGAGGGAATTTATTCTGCGGTGCCAGAAGTTTGGGCTCGTGCCCGGGGACCTGGGCCGCACGTTCTGCCTCAACTACGAGACCTACACCGTCGCGGGAATGGTCCCCCACGCCGGTTCCAAACAGATCATCGTGACGCGGAGCGACGGTTCCTTGACCCGCTTCAATCCGCTCAAGGTGGCGCAGTTTCTCGACAGGGAGAAAAGACATGCGAATCGAGATCACAGTGAACGTTGACGCGTCCCACGCCCCGAGCAACGAACTCGAGGACTTCTGCGAGAACCTGCGGGAAAGATTTTCGGAATTTGCCTTCTCACTCGGGCTCCGCGACCCGCACGTCGATACCGAACAAATTGAGGAACAAAACGATTAATCTTCTTCCTCCGAGGCGGGACCCGCGCCCCCATCCAGGTCATCCGGGACGGGGGGCGGGCAGAAGGAGGGAAGGTGGGAAGTCCCGGCCTCCTCCGGAGGAGGCAACCGGTTCCCGACACGCTCGAGAAGGCTGGCCTTGACCACCCGCTCGAGAGCAGGGGGCACGGAACCGTTCTTTAGAGATATGTTCCCATCCTCACGCATCAGACCGAAAATCTTGGCAAGTGAATCCAAGGAGCCCTTCTTGTCGTGCATGCGGACCTTGACGCGGGACGCACCATCCTTGTCGATGGTATGGGAAATCTCCGCTATGGCCGCCTTCACGTCCGGGGGGACGTTCGCCAAGTCCTTAAGAATTATCTCACCGTTCTGGTATTCAAGAACGTCCGCCACGTTCGAGAAGCCCAAGCGGGAAAGCTCCTGAATTATTCGTTCCGCCGTGACCTGGAGCATGCGGGTCTGTTCCTCGGCTATCTGCCGTATGGCCCGCTGAACTCCTCCTTCTTTAAGATACCGGTAGCCCCAGACGTGGGCGGTGGAGATGGAGCATCCGGCCATGATCGCGGATTTCGTGGCGTTCATGTTTCCCTGGTGCATGTAATGGATCGCGAACTCCCCCTTGCGGTGCGTGAGCCACGGGAACAACGGATGGGGTAGTTTGTCTGGGGCCTTCACTATCTCGCCCGCTTGCGTCAAGGCTTGATTGTCACGCACCGCGTCTCCCTCCATGTAGAAAGTATACCACGGCCAGGAAGGGAGAGTCAAGCCCCGCACCCGTAACAGAGACTTCGTAGGGCTTTCGCCTCTACATAAGGCTTTCGCCATCGCTAGGCTTTCGCCCCTCAAGCGCAAAAAGAGCATCTCCCGCCCACCGTTTCGCAACCTTTCGCTAAGCTTTCGCTGAGTACACGCCTGACACATAAGAGGAGCGAAAGAGAGGAAAAAAGAGGGTGGAGCATGTGTAATGAAGTGTATCATGGCATGTATACCTCGGGAGGTAGGCGTGGCGCGGCGCGTGGTGTGTGAAGAAACGGCGCGCTCCACGAGGCTCTGGGGCGCGGGACCCCTTTTCTTTTTTACTCTCTCTCTCTCTCTCTCTCTTGGGGGTGGAGAGGGATACATGCCGTTATACATCTCATTATACACTCTCCGCCTTCTTTTCGCCCTTTTTACGCCCCTTTTTCGCCCCTCTCTTTTTACCCTCGTTTCTTAGTTAGTTGGCTAGCATATAAACGGCGTGAAAGAGTTTCACCGTTTTTTCGCCCCGCGCTACTTTTTCGCCCATGCAAACCCTATGCCACCTGCAAGTCCCATGCCACAGGGCCCATCCGAACTACCCCTTGTGCCGCCCCCCGCCCTGTGGTATGCTGTGATATCAGCAGGGCCTCCCGGCCCGCCCGCCGGGAGGAAGTTTCTTGAGAGGAGGGGCGCGGGCCTTGAGTTCCCCCACACGTTCCGGTTCCGCCCACCTCACCACCCCACCCCATTTCATAGGAGGATGCCGTATGCATCACTGCGCCACACCCGTCTCCTAGTCTTTCTCATGGGCGTGAGACCTCCGAAGTCTTGACGGAGGAGGACCTCACCATTAGCGGCAACGCCAGAGGGCCAAGGAAGGAGGCTACATCGCTTCACGCCAGAGGGCCAAGGGAAACCCCCTTATGAGAAAAGCTTCACCCGGGGTCCCGTGGGCGCGGCCCGATGACACAAGTGGCGCCATCCTAAAAATTCAGACGGATCGCCCTGTGGCGGTCTTCTCATGGGCTGAGGCCCGGCGAGAATAAAGTTTGGCCCCCCGGTCCGGGGCGAGGAAGGCGGGAAGTTTAACCGGCGTTGTGGCGGTTGGGGACGGTTGGATTTTCCGCCGCTTTGGACCGGGGAGTTTAAGGGCTTACGCCCTCCAGAGTCTTGACGGCGTGAGCCCTCCAGAGTCTTGACGGAGGAGGGGAATATGGCCGATGAGAAGGGAAACGTCAACGCCGCACTGGTCCACCTGCCCAGGCACGGTTCCACCCAGCGGTCCGTCGTATTCCAGGTGGGGGTGTTTTCAACGGCCCCGTCCGTCGAAAGGAATGCGAAATTACTGTTGCATGGTTTGCCCTGGGAGGCGGAATTTTTCGCCAGGGGGATGGCCCGGATGGGGGCCAAGGTCAGGACTTTCATGTGCGACGAACTGAACCGTGCGGGGACGCGGAAATGGTGCCCCGTTAAGCGCGGCCCACGCGTGGTTAACTCAAACTGAACTGTGCCGGGCGTGAGCCCCCCAGGGTCTTGACGAAGGAGGGAGGAGGGATGGACGATTATCAACATAATGGGCTTTGTGGACTCCTGGTTGCCCTAGCCCTTGCGATTGGCTTCTTCTGCGTGGTCCTTTCCTGGCTATGGCGCCTGTTGCCGTTCACGCAGTGTTTCGAGTGCGGACCGTGTTGGTTTTAATTTTTGCGGTGTCCGCAGGGTTCCTCCTGGGCTGGTATCTCGGACAGAGGCAGGTCCTTGACGGAATATGGGGGAAAGGGAGGGATGGCAATGAATGAGGCTCTATATAATAAATTTCATGGAGAAGGGCAACTTACTTCGGACCCCTGGTTCTGTAAATTCCCTGCCGGGCATGAGGGGGCGTGTTCCCCAAAACGGGAGGCCGTGAACCACCCGGCGCATTATGGGGGCGCGGGGAGCCCCTATGAAGCCATCAAAGTCATTGAGGCGTGGGGCCTGGGCTTCCATCTCGGGAACGCGGTGAAGTATATCAACCGGGCGGGTAAGAAGGGCTCCGATTTGGAATTGGAGGACCTGAGGAAGGCGCAATGGTACCTGAACCGGTACGTCTCGGAGTATGAGAAGAAGCTATTGGAGTTGGCTAAGGAGATGTTAAGATGAACACGGTACACCATTTCACGCTTTACCTTCCGTCCCAGGGCCTGTACGGCGAGATACCTGTCACCTTCGTCCTGACGAAGGGTCAGGTGGAGGATTATGCCGCCTACATGGGGGTGGGGAGCCCGGAGTGGGTGGGCAGGAATGGGGACAAATTACAGGAGGAATTGGCCCGTGGCCTGTTCCATACAGTGCTCCCCAAGGACGCGAAGTACAGAAGGTGAGAAGGGGGAGGGAGTAATGAAAATCGTTATTTCGACTTGTTATGGTGGGTTCGGGTTGAGTAAAAGAGCGTTTTTTCGCCTTCGGGAACTTGGTCATCCGATGGCTATTAAGGAACCAATTTTGCGGTCCACTTATCTTTCCAATATTGATCGTAGTGATGCTATGCTCCTGCAAGTTATTAATGAGATGGGCGGCGAGGAAGGGGCCTCCCCTTTAGCGAAATTGCGTATTGTGGAAATTCCTGAAAAGGCCACCGATTTCCGTATAATGGAATATGATGGCCTAGAGTATGTCTTGGCCGTGGTAGAAGGTAAAATAATAGAAATTGATTGAGAGCAATGTGCCCGTTGATCTCTCAACGCCCAGGGTGGCAAGGATGGTAATGCCCCATCCGTGGGAACAGGCGGGAAGAATTGGCCACGGGCGGTAGAACGCGGCCCGAGAGACGGATGAAGAGGCCGACCGGCGATGCCGATCACCCCTGGGCGTTGAAAGGTCAGCGGAGAGCGGAGATGAACCGTCCTAGATATCCTGGTGATTAGGGGGGAGCGGAAATGGCAAAGATCTTTTTGGTGGCGGAGACGAAGGTGGACCGTGGGGAGTTATTGAAATACCTTGAGGAGGTGGGGGCCGGATCCTGGAAAACGGACGCCTCGGGGGGCCCGGAGCTTCTCACGGAAGTGGGGGGAAGACTCTGCTACCGGAGCTTCGCGCCGGGCCTCAACGAGAACGTTACGAAGGTGAGGGAAGGTAACGCCCTATATCTTAAGAACATCCTGGATTCCCACCACGGTTCGGTCCTAGAACACGCTTCCGCCACGTTCATCTTTCACGGCGTGAGCCGGGTGTTCACCCACGAACTGGTGCGACACCGGGCCGGGTGCGCGGTGTCGCAGGAGTCCCTCCGGTTCGTGAGGCTGGAGGACTTCGAGATGGTGGTTCCGGAACTCCGCTCGGATTGGTGCGATGGGATGAGTGTGGAGGAGGTAAAGGGTGTTGATGAGCACATCGGATATTCCATACAGACGCTCCGGCTTATATGCCGGAAGTTCGTGGCCCTGTTCGACATGGATTCCCTGCCCTTCTCCATGAAGAAGGAAATTACCTCCTGGATAAGGCGGTTCGTACCGATGGGGGTATCGACCTCCATCATGTGGACGTGCAACATGCGGGCATTGAGGCACGTAATCGCCATGAGGACTTCGGTCCACGCGGAGGAGGAGATACGGGAGGTGTTTCAGGGGGTGGCGGAAATCGCTAAGGTGTCCTGGCCGAATCTCTTCCAAGACATGAGAAAGACGGAGGAGGGAGACTATGCGTTCGAGAACGAGAAGGTGTAATGGCCAAAAAAGGCATGGGCCCTCCAGAGTCTTGACGGCGTAAGCCCTCCAGAGCCTTGATGGAGGAGGGAGGAGGGCGCTATCCTCCGGCCAAGGGTATTCTATGAGGATTAAATGAGAGACAATAAGTGGGAGTATACGATTAAAGCCTATTCTCCTCTTAATCAAGGAAAAGAATTAATATACGAATCAACACATATCGGTATTGCAAGTCTTGAAATAGAAATACCCATTCTTGAGTCTAGAATGGGGCGAAATGAAATTGGGGAGATAGAAGTTATTTCACACATCGAACTTTATGGTTCATATCACATTTTATCTCTAGTAAATATACGATTTATTTTAAATAAAATAAAAGGTCTAAGAATATGAGCACGGTTAACTGCGTTCCGGTGGGGGAGGAGAAGCCATGACAGAATTGGCAGTGATGGGCATCTCGTGTTTTTTGCTAGGGTTGTTCATTGGCTGGGGTCTCGGCACATGGGCCGAGTTCCGCCTGGGGCACTTCTAACGAGCCCCCTGAAAACCGAATTGACTTGGACAATCCGTTTGTGGATTGCCCTTGTTGGGTTAGGCAGGGCGTTCCCGCTGAGGCGAAGCCCAAGGAGCCGAGCGATGCTTGAGCCAGCGCCGATGAGTTGGGGGGACGCAGTTTGGTGGGAAGGACACGATGTTCTCTATGCTGCTAACACGCATATTATTAAGAGCGCCATCGCCCTCGCCCGCCAGGAGAAGGCCCGCGTCGAGAAAGCCGAGGCCCGCCTCGCTGCGGCGGAGAAGTTGGCGGAGGCGGCCAAAGGCGACCATGCCTACCTTGAACATCTTTATCTGACCCTGCCGAGCAACGGCGAGCATTGGGAGGTACTGCAAAAGATCGGGGTGCAATTGGGGGCAAGCGATGCCGCCCGCCGCGCCTTCGAGGAGGCCGAGAAATGAATCTGCGGAATCTGTGCGAGGAGGTGGTGCGCGAATTTGATGAAGAAAGTGAAGCAAAAGAGATTATTAAACAGAACCACCCATTGATTTTTGCTGAAAAGGAGCGCGCCGCCACCCTCGCCCGCATCTTGCTGGCCGTCATCGAGCAGGCGGAGAAGGTGAGGGAGGCGCTGAAAGACGATAAAGTCTCTCTCGATGACATGCAATACGTTGATGCTGAGTTTCGTCGTGTTGTGCTGGCCGCGATGGGGGAGAGACCATGATTAGCATTCCCATCGGAACCCTTACTTCAACGACTGCCCGTGCTGGAAGCCCAATGACAGCTGTTTATGAAATGGTTGAGCAGTTCAAGGCCAGCCTCGCGGAATACTCAGAACTCTATCGGGTGGTTTCAGCAAGAGTGGTCGTGCACCATTACAAATTGGAGAAGCCATGACAGAATTGGCAGTGATGGGCATCTCGTGTTTTTTGCTAGGGTTGTTCATTGGCTGGGGTCTCGGCCCATGTGCCGAGTTCCGCCTGTGGATGACTGATAGGAGACCGCGACCATGAACGATGAGCCAAAAGTTGAGCGGCGTGATTATTCTGAATTCGTAAATAAAGTTTTGGGTTCCGATGCTTGGCAAAATTGTTACCCATGTCAAGTACACCCTTTAGAAGTTCTTACAATTGAAATCGCCCGCCTCCGCGCCGAGCTTGACGAACGTGACAGACGCATAGCTCAAGTGCAACAAGACTCAATCGAACGTCACGATGCGGCGATGAAGGCTCTTGCCGAGGCCCGGGCCGGTGAAGCCGCGCTGGCGAAGTTGGGGGGCAAGCTGAGGCTCAGTGCGGGGTTCTTTACGCATGAGATTAGGGAGATGGTTCGACCTGCCAATCCGGATTTGGCGGCCCTTTTGCCTGATACTCTTGTGTGGGAGCTGATGGTATTTCATAACGAGCGCCAAATTAAGGCTTGGGATGCTTTTACAAACTCCCGCCCCGAGGCCACGAAAAGGGCAGAGGCGGTGAAGGCTGTTAACGTGGCCCGCATGAATCAACTACTGGATGGAGATATTGGTAGTTTACTGGATTCTGTGGACGCCCTCCGCACCGCCTTCGGGATGGAGGACTA